GAGTTCGCCCTTTTCGATGCATTTGCTAATAAGTCCATTAAGACATCCACTAAGTACAATAATACCTTCCGCATATTCTTTTAATACCTCTCTGTCAATACGTGGCTTATGATAAAAGCCTTCGTTCCAAGCAAGTTCTTGTAGAATATTTATATTCTCCAACCCCTTTTTATTTTTCGCTAGCAAAATAATATGGTTGTAGGCCTGAATAGACTTGTCTGTTTTAGACGATCTGTCAAACCTATCAGTTGGAGAAATGTACGCCTCAACACCAAGAATTGGCTTAATGCCAGTTTCCTTTGCGGCAATTTGCATATCTCTGTGTGAGGAGAGAGTACCATGGTCTGTAATTGCAATCGCAGTTTGCCCAGCATCTAACGCTGCTTGGCATAATTCTTTAGGTGAATTTAGTCCATCCATTAATGAATAGTATGAATGAACGTGTAGGTGTGTAAAACTCATTAATATCCGCCCATGCATTCGTTTCTAGTATGATAAAGTCTAATCTTTGTCATTGTTTTTTTATTTGGTGCATATAAATCTTCGCCACAACAAGCTGCCTTTAAATGCCATTCTTTTGCAAAGAAATCATATAGCATTCCTTTATAGTCCTTATACTTGTGCGCCACAAAAGTATCAAAAGGATCTGGTATCTCGTATGTGTTCATATAAGCATTCTACTAAATAACACAGGGGCAGTCAATAGACTGCCCCTGGTATTTAATTATTTACCAGTCTAAGTTGCTACTTGTTGCTGAAGGCTCATCTGCATGAGTGCTTTCTCCAGCAAAGAAAGCTTCTTGTTCTGTGTAAGGCATATCACGAACTGCTGAGGTTTCAAGATCAAACAGTTCTAGCGCTGAAGCATCAAATGGTGCTTCGTCTTTTGCCAAAGGAATGATTGTGTAACTTGTATCTGTTTTTGTTCCAGAACGCTTAACACGCCACATCAGATTAGTGATGCTTCCCATTTCGCCAGCATATTCAATTAATGTTGGGGTAATTGTTTTACCGCTTGACCCCTGAGAAAGGATAGCCACATATGGATCTTCCTTGCCATCATCAACAAGAACGTTAATGTAAAGTCGTGAACGACCCTTCCATCCAGCCTTGTAATCTTTACGGTGCTGCTCGCATCCGTAGCACTTACCTTGGTCTTCCATTGTGCAAAGACCTTTACGGCGATAATCTTTTGGATTTGTGTGCTCTACAGCAATAAATCCAAGCCCAGCCTTTTCGCTGTATGTCGGTGAGTCTGGATCCAGTTCCTGTAAGAAGCGAATCTTTACGCTCTCTGCATCTTCTAGCTTTACCCAACGACCTTTTGTTCCTTCGCCACCATTTGACTGCGGCTTGTCCATAACCTTATTAAGATCTTTTAGACCTTTTACTATTCCCATATATTTCTCCTTTGTAGTTGATGGTATAAATCCATCTGTTTATTATTTTTGATGGGTCCAAGATTGATATTCAATATTGGAAACTGCGTTTTTAATACAGGCTTTAATTTCCTCTTCGGTCATGTCGCCAGCATCTTTTGCATCATGTGGATATATCTTACCATATTCGTACGAAGCCCACAAGAGGTCTTTATTCTTTAATCTAGAAGCTATGCTATTAGCAAGCTCACGCCCAGCGTGATCAGCATCTGTCATTAAAGTAACTTTATTAAAATATCTATTTATTAATGCTAGGTTTTCTGTAGATATATGTCCTCCAAGTGTTGCAATAACATTGGGGAATCCAGCCTGATGCACACGGATTGCATCAAAGCTAGACTCTACAATAATAACATTATCACCTATTTTTTTAGCACGGTGAATGTTAAACATAGTTTTGCTTCTTGGTAAATTGGTGCTATTCTTAAATTTCTTTTCCGATATTGATCTGCCAACAATTCCTACTGGTAGTCCATCTGGACTATGCACTGGAACCGTAACCATGTTCTGCTTAGGTGAATATCCTAGAGAAAAGTGTGTTATTGCAGACATATCGATCCCTCTAGATTTAAAATAGTTTTGTGCTTCTTGACTTGCAACTAGGTCATTATGTAAATTCTTTAGTATCTCTTCTGGAAACTCTACGAACTCTGGCTTATCTTCTAGCATATCGTTTAAAAGGTCGTCAAAGTTTTCTAGCGTCTCCGCTTCCTTTGAGTAAACATATCTCATCGCTTCAAAGTCATTCTTATGTAAAACTCTTTTAACTAATTCTATTAGCGATCCAGTTTCGCCACATGATGGATTAAAACATAGCCATGCACCAGTTACTTTGCTTATACTACAACTTGCACTGTGTCTGTTGGAATGAAATGGGCAGTAGAAAGAGATCTCTATATCTGTTTCACCAGCTACCTGTAAGCCAAGGCTTTTTACTATCGCCTTTATGTGTTGCTTAGAGTATTGCGTGGAATCAGCTTTCCTTGCGTAATTGCTTCGTGCCGCCATGCCATCTTCTTTCCTACGTAAGTCCCATAGAGTGTCATTAGGAACATCCATGTTGTACCGTCAAATTCTACCGAAAAGTTAGTATCTATGTCAAGTACCCTAAGATAACCTTTGTCTCTCATCTGGTGAGTAAGCATACTTTCATATTGATGCTTAATGCGAACCATATCAGAGTCGTCTAAAAATTCAACTCTAACCTGAAATCTTTTTATCGGCTTGTGGTTCATTATTCTGGAATGGATTCTCATAAATCTCTTTTACGATACCTCTGTTGATATCCCAATCTAAGTATAAACCAAATTCGTGTCCATGTCGATTCTTGCGTGAAACAATCTCAATCATGTTAGTTCCTGGATATCTGTGCACAGCCATAGCCATATCTGCATCGTACTCGATAGCCTTTGACCATGCCACCTGCGACATCATCGGTGGGTTGTCTTGATCGGATACATCATCTGCGGTTGCTGCAGTAATATCAATAATAGGAATGTTGTTAGAAACCGCTAGCATTTTAAATTCACGAGAAACGTTTCTATTTCTTTCGACTTCAGAATTGCTTCGCTTGTTATCATTAAACAGCTGATGGTAGTCAAGGATAACCAAGTCTGGCTTATGCTGGTCAATCTTTCCCTGAATGGTCGCTGGTGTGACTTCTGTATTACCCTCATTTGAAATAAGAATAAAGCTATTCTTGTCAGCAAACTTCTTTGTAGACCATGAACGGAAGTCGTCAATATTAATATCTCCCTTTGAAAAGTCAGAAGCTTTAAATAGTCCAGAGCCAAGCATTGTATAAATACGATCACGCATATTCTCTGGTGACATTTCAAGAGAAACAATCATTGGCTTAAACCCTTGCTCCCACGCTTTGCATGCAAGGTAGGAAGTAAACCATGTCTTACCACGCCCTGGCCAGCCAATAGCAACGATAAGGTGTCCTGGAGCCATACCTGTTGGGTATGCCAAGTCTATGGCCTCAAAACCCGTCTTGATGCCTGGAGAACCGCCCATCTCGGCAGAGCGTACTCTCAGCAACTCCATATGTCTAATTGCTGCTTCGGCATCTGTAATGTCTAGATCTCGGACATTGTTAGTAAATCTACTTAGGCCTGCTAGCTGTGACTGCATGTTTTCAAGAACTCTAGATGCAGCATCTTCTTTAAGGGATGATCCTGCACGAAGAATAATAGTCTTAAGTTTATTTGAAATAAATTCATTCTTAAGTGTATCAAGGTAGTAACCCGTTTGGCCTTTGACATCAACTGGCTCAAAGTCCTTAAACTTCTCCTGCAATATTCCAGCCTCTGGCACAGCTTTAAATTTATAGTAATAGGATTTTAACCCATCCCAAATATCTTTATGTGATGTAAATAGGTCGTCTACGTTATCTGCAAGTAGTGTGCTTATATCTTTATTCTTACATACTGCTGAGATTAGTTCCGCTTCTGTATTCACTCTACTCCGCCTTGCTCTACCATCTTCTTCGTTTCTTCTAGTAACAAACGACGCTTCTCTTTATCTTTTTCAATCTCAGTCCTTACTGTATCCATTTTATCAAAGTTATATAGGAAGAACTGTATGGTGTGTCCATGCTTTGTTAAATGGAAATAGTATTCCAGTAACTCTTTTGCACGGTTAAATCCTACACTATCAATGACATCTTGCATAGCCCACTTCTCACGAAATTTATTAATCGATGCCTCTTTGCCATACTTCTCTTTATATAAATTTTGAAATAGGCTGAGAAGAATATACGGCTCTTTATTATTTGCCACGCTTTAGCTCTTCCTCGACCTCTTCTGTTTTTTGAATTAGCTTATTCTCAACAAAAGCATATACTCGTTCCGTGGCAGCATCTACTGTTTCGCCTTGCCTTACGTCATCTTCAATGCCCACGCCAATTTTAATACTCTCATAGTTACCAAGATTTCTAGTAAATGAAAGATCTACCTTTACTCTCGTTGTCATTTATGTTCCGCCTTCTTGTGTCTACTCAATGTATCGCTGGCAAAAATGCCCCAACGAACTTCTATGTCCCGCTTACAGATATCGCAAGTAACAGCCCTACCTTTTTCCATCTTCCACCTTTTTCACAGTCACGGGGCCGTTCTTAGAATTCCAATTCTCAACTTCTTTTTCTCTTTTTCTTTTCTTAGCAGCGCCAGTTTCAAGTTTATATATTGCAATATAGCTCACTACTCCGCCTTCCATACTGGAACAAATTTTCCGTCTTCTGTCTTAGTATACAATACTAAGTTGTTTTTGAGAAGGGCCTGAACCTCTGCCTTTGAAGGAATTTCTTTTGAGTGTCCTGAGTCTAATATATGTTGATGCATATCCAATATGTTCTTTTGATTAAACATATACTGAGACCATCTTTCGCTATCTGGTTGTCCTATGGGATATATCTTTTGAGGGGTAGCAACCTTCTCATTTAATATATATTCTTGTATAGTTACCCTATGCTTGTTAAGAATAGAGGCAACTTCTACAACAGTATAGGCAGTTTCCATATTCTTTTTAACTTGAGAATATGAATACATAACTCTCTTCTTGTCTGGGTAGCACCAAGCAATCATTTCATCCTTTGATCTGGATGCCTTTAAAACCTTATGTATCTTATCGTTTAAGAAGAAATACCGTAAGCTTTTTGATTTGCCGTCTCTTTTGATTCCAGCCATTTTCCGAAAGCACTCGTTTCTTTATTGCACATCCAGCGTTTGCCGCACATGATACAGAATAATTCCATATGTAGTTTTTGAGAGAAAACTCTATCTACAAAAACTCGTCCATTACATTTTCCGCACCACATTATAGTGTAAACAACTTCCCGTCAACAACACATGAATAGTCAGGAGCCACATGGATCATCTGAATATGCGGGTAGTCGTTAACAATGTGAGCAATTGCAAATCCCTTTTGCCAGTCATGGTGTTGCATATACTTCATTCCTGGGCCCTTCTCATCACACATATGCCCAAGCTCGTAGCCACGAATCGTTTCTCCCTCACCATTATTTCTTAGTTCATAAGTAACTAGGTGTGAGGCAATTCTATGCGAGTGTCCTCTAATCAATGAAATCTGAAGGTCTTCCATGTCTTTACGAACAGATCCAGTTGCTGCAATAGAGAGTCCATGGTGTACGTGAATATCTCCAAAGCGTCGCTTTGGCAATTCGTTATAGTGAATATATTCATATCCTAGTGAGTCAAGTCCCCATAAAGCTTCTGGTGTTACTTCATTTATGTAGTCTGGAAGTTTTGCATCGACATAATTAAAGATTCTTACATCATGATTACCAAGCGCTGAAAACAATTGAGCATCTGGTAGCATATCTCTTGTCTTTGCATAAAAATCTCTTGCGCCTTTTGCTTCATGACGCATCATTGGAACAATAAGATCCCTGCTATCTGTTTTATGAAGGTTTAAAAACTCTGCTGATCGACCTTCTGTATATTTGCTGTAGCAAGCCTGATCATCTGTGTCACCAAGGTAGTCAACGACATCTGGCTTAAACCACTTCATCACCTTAAACCAAAGTGCAATCATTTTATCATCCTGATATGGGAACTGCTGGTCGGATGAAATCATCCACTTTAAATCGTTACTCATTGTCTACCTTAATATGTAAAAAAGTCACGGGTACGTGACTTTGATGTTACAGTAATTGTAACATATTGATATGGCTTGTCAATAGGCTATTTAAGCCTGTGTGTTGTTATCTACGTTTCCTACAGCTATCCATCGTATAAATAGTCCGTCGGTTGCTGTTGCAATCGAAGATGGGATCAGCAAGCACTTAAAACCAAGCTTGGTTGATTCTGTCAAACATACTGTATGCAAAGCTTTTACGCCAGCATTAGGATTTTCAATTTGTAGCGATACTGAAGGGATGTCGGTAAATGTAACATTACCGTATTCGACTGTATATGGGACAGCTTTCTTTGGCTCTGCTTTTGCTGGAAACGAGCTATGTATTGTAGTATTTGCAGACCTCAGACTAGGAGCTCCAGTTTGGTTTGTAATGTTAATTACAGTAATTTTTTCACCAAGAGCAACCTTAGCAATATTTGAATTCATTCTTTGGATGACTTCAGCAGATACTGGGTCTCCATCATTTATTACTACTGGGTCTATGTTGATAGCCATTATTACTCCTTAGCGTCTTCCGCATTCTTTGTGTCTGCTAGCGTAGTCATTTCTGCACGTAGTATAGCGATATGTGTCTCATATTGTGAGACAATTTCTCCAATGCGCTGTTGTAGTGCTTGAACTACAAGTTCTAATTTTTCCATTATATTTCCATTCTATTCATATAAAGAATACCATTAAGCCTGGATTCCGTCAAGTCTTTCTTTAAGTGTATCTACTTCATCTTTTAATTCTTGTATTGCTAATACTAATAGGGCAGACATTCTGTCATAGCCTATGCTTATTGGATCCCCCTGTAAATTGTAGTTTACGACTCCCCTAAATTCTGGAATCAGGGCGAGGTCTTCTGCTATAAGTCCAGATTGTATTGGCTCAATGGCAAGCACATCATCGTTTATATAATTAAAGTTAACTGGCTTAACTCTTAAAGTTGCATCCAAATATCCAGACTTAGGGATTTCAATTATATTTTCTTTAAGGGCTCTACTAGAACCAAGTACCTTTAGGTATCCGCTTGAGTTCTGAACAACGGATGTTCCAGAAGTATTTCCAGATCCAGTTGCCGAGTTCAATGAGTTAGCAAATATTCTTCCGTCTGACCATATTCTAGTTAGATCATTTGCATTAAAAGAAACATTTTGTGTCTGGCCTTGGCCAAGCATAATACTTCTGTTTGCATATATTATTCCAGATCCTTGATTGACACCAAAAAGATGTATTTGTCCTGCATCGGATGTTAGAACAAGCGACCCATCATTTACTCCTCCAGATGAATTGCCTGAAAATATGTAGGCGTATGATCCTGCCGTACCTAAAGTTAAGCTTCCAGCATATAGCCATGCTGTTTGATTTTGATTATATAAATTTTTTGATTCTATTTTTACACCTGGGCTGCTAAACCACTCTGTGTTATTTGAGATTAACTCAACGTTTCCTTTAAATGTTCCGCTTGCTCCTGTTATACTACCCTTAAAATAACCATTGTCTGCATACACGTCGCCTCTAAATATTGCAGTTCCAGTAGATGCATCTAGTAGTATTGAGTATAGTCCAGTAGATGGATTCGTCATATATAAGCCAGTCTCATCTAAATAAACTGGCCTTGTTCCGCCAGAACGTATTTTCATATTATTACTTGCTTGCAAAGCATTAATAACTCTTGTAGTTGGGTCTACGCTTAGCCCGTTACCTTCTTGGACTGCTGTTGCGCCCTTAGCAGCATTTCCTTTTACAGTTGATGCTGCAACTCCATCTATGGTTCCGCTAACATTACCAGTCAATGTTCCATTTGGTTGAAGCGCATTGTCGGCAGCGGTCTTTGCTGCAAGAGTGTCGTCTAAAATTTGTTGTGCTGTTTTCGATGTACCAAATGTACTTCCAAGGCCAATGCTTCCACTAATAATCGCATTGGTTGCTCTTAGGACTCCAGAGGAGTCAACGCTGAAAGATGCATTTGCTGGATTATTGTTGCCAGACCATAACTTATAATATGTTCCAGGCGTTCCAGCAACAGCCCAAGTTGTAGTTCCATCTATATAAACACTTGTAGCTAAAGAAGATCCAGCACGAATTTGTCCAGCGCTATCTAGGGATATATTATTTTTTGAAAGAGTTGTAGAAGATAGGGTCCATCCACCAATAGTTCCTGCATTTGCAGTTATTGTTCCGTCTGCTGCATTTAATGTTACAGAGTTGGCACCATTAGCAATTTTGAGTCCTGTTGAGTTTAAAGCAAAACCGTTACCAGTTAATGTTCCTGCCGTACTGATTGTTCCATTATAAATAGATGCGCCAGATGTAGAAAGATTTATGTTTCCGCCAATTGTTGCAGTTCCTGTTGCGCCGATATTTCCATCTATGTTTAAGGTTGAGCCATCCCATTTAATGTAATTGCTGGTTGGTCCACCTACTTTAAATTCTGCTGTGCTACCTGAGTTTATGTACCAGTAGTTGCTGGCGTTAAATAGTAAGCCACGCTTGCCAGATACAACGCCATCACCGAATTTAAATGCGCCAGCAGATATATATCCATTCATGACTGGTGTTCCTGGTATTGCTAATGTGCCACCAGAAACATATCCAGAAGTTGTATTGTTGTATTGATCATATGTCGCTACTGCAAACTCGTATGTTACTCCAACGCCAAGCCCTTCTAATTTGTACGATGTACTAGAACCAGGAGAATCGGCATATGAATATACAGAGTCTCCAACAGGCTTAAACCTTATTCTGTATCCTCGAATGTCTCCAGATGTTACTGCGCTCCATTGTATTGTGGCATAGCCATTAAATCCAAGATAGGCAGATGGGTCAATGCCACCACTCACTGTTGCTGAGCCAACTGCTGGTGGCCCGTCAACATCGACAATGACTGGGTCTGTGGGTTTTATAACTCCACTTATGTAGTACTTGTTTGCACTTGTTGTGTCTGCATGAAAAAACTTATCTCTATGTAAAACCTTTATATATCTATCTGCTGTATTAGATGTAAGAATGTTTGCCTGTGTTGAGTTTCCGACCCACACAACTGGCTCTGAGCCAGTAAATGTTGAAGAAGTTCCCTCCCAAATAATTGTGTCAACATAGTTTTCCCATGTTGGCTTATCCCATTTAACCTGATAAGAAAGAAGGCCAGAAGTAACAACAACATTAGATGGCGGCTGTGTGTAATCTGGAACAGCTGCGGCAATCTGCTGTCTAGTTACAATAAATCTTGGTGATGGTGGACCAAATACAACAGTTTTATCTGCTGGGTCGTCGTTAGTTAATATGTATGAAAATATAAATGCGTAGTCTTTAAATAAGTTTAAGTCTATATTTTCTATGACTAAATCATAGGAGCTCTGACTAGTAGATGATACAGCTTTAGCAGCAGCAGCTGCATTAGAAGATAGGTCTGGTGCTGCATCTTGTGGTGAAGGTTGATGCCCACCAGAATCTAGGTAGTCAGCTTTTGTCATTTAAAAACTAAGTCCTAGTCTGTATTCTATATCCATTTGCTTACCAGCAACCTTAACAATTTCAGAAGACAAAACAGATCGACTTATCAATCCATATATTGGATCAAATGAATCCTCATCATTAATTCTTAGACCATCCATATATACTGTTGTACCAGATATTGTTTTTGACTTAGCCCCAATAAGTATTTTATTTATTGAGCTAGCGTCTGGTGTTCCAGATTTATACGAAGATCCGAGAAGCTCAGAAAGCGTTTTACTTTTAATTTTATCTGGTGTCTGCGGTGATGTTATTGATGCGTCACCTGTAATTCTAGTTTCAAAATAATCAGTATCTCCGCTATAGAATCTTATGTACACATAGTCAAGATTAGTGTCTGCCTGTCTGAATGCAAGTGTTAGACTGTCGTATATGCTATAGCCAGACAAATCAAATGTGGCATTAAACCAATATTCTTTTGTAGAGTAAGTCGCTGGTGATGTTACTGCTGGTGCAGTTACTTGAAATAAATATGATCCAAGCCTTGGCGTTGGAGTAGAAACAAGTGTTGGGTTATTGCCAGATGAGTCTACCCACGGCAAAGCATTTTCAAAAGAGCTTATGTATCTATTGGAATAGTCTGACTTGCTTGTTGATTGTGATGGGAACAGCCCAACTTCCTTTATGGATCCAGCCACGTCATTAGGCAGTGAAGTCTTGTATATGACAGAGTATGTTGATATTCCAGTAACTGGGTCTGTTTCAATATTAGGTGAGTTCAGATCAACTGGGACCTTGTAAAATTCAAAACCAAGTCTTGTATCATCGACTGTCGGGGTTTCAGACCCTATGCCAATAGCTATTGCCTTGCTGCTAAAACCTAGGGTGCCAGCTAAATAGTTTGTTAAGAATCTTTTTCCAAACTTAGTTAAAATATTATCCTGTCTATGAAGCTCTACTCCATCTTGATAAAAGATATAAGTGCCTTTCATCTCCATTATCCACCACCCCCTTGTACGCCACGAACGGCATCTCCTGAATTATTTTTTACATTAAAATTAAATTTTAATTTAGCATTTCCATTAATATCATTAACTACATCTATTTTCTTTAATGTTATATCTGCTAATGTTGGAAATGGCTTTTGGCCAGTTCCATCATCTGGTATGGTGTATTCTTCGCCCTTTTTATAACCGCTAGTCGGTGGCTTTGAGTTGGGCAGTGTTAATATTACACTTCCATCTAGTTGTGCTGTTACAACCAGGTCGTAATATTGACTTTTAAGAATGTCTACAAGCGGATCATCTGCTGGTAGCTGAATTTTCTGCTTAGTAGTAAAACCACTAAACTTTATCTTATTATTATCTACAGTTGCCATTTTATCATTCTACCATTTTATCCAGTATAAATCGACCTGCATTTTACTGAGGTGGATAGTCCGTTGTCCCAGGAATGACCTATGTCTAATACAACGTATTTGCTTGCAGATTTACCAGATGGAATTGTATCGTCTGAAGCATATACTGAGTTTAGGGGATATGATATCTCAACCATATCTCCTACTTGAATTAGAGGGTTTGGAAAGCATTGTATATCTATTGATGTTTGCTGTCTGGACCATTGGTCTTTCATCCATGTAGATAGCTCTTTTGCTTCCCGCTCTTTCTGTATCCAGGTTGAATCAAATCCAATAATTTCAATGTCTTTTAACTTTGCTATTTCTGGGTCTATATACTCAAACGGATCCGTTGCAACGATTTGATCTCCTACTACCTGGAAGCTTCTTGTCTGCCCGTCAGCAAGTGGAACAAAGGTCCCAGCATTATTTAAAACATATGCCTCTATACCAAAAGAATTGACTGATGATCCAATAAGTGTAACAAATGGATTTAAAGTTATTTGTGCAAATCTTGGCTGGCCTGGTCTTTGTGCATACTTAGCGCTTATATATTTTAGCTCTCTGGCTACTGGGCCAAACTCTTTAAAGAAGGTTGGGGATGAAACCTTTGATCCTTTTGTTAAAACAAAGTCTCCAAAAGATTGAGATAGATATGACTGTGAACCAAGCATTCCGCTATAAGGATTATAAGGTGTAGTAGAAGCAAATTGAGATTCTGAAATTGCGTTGCTATACAAGTAGTCGTAGCTAATTGAACCCTTTTGTGAGAATAGTCCTACTTTTTCTGTTATAGGCAATACATAGCTAGCCCCGTTGTCTGTGGCTATAATTGTAGTGTTATCAAATTTAATTTTAAATGTTCTTCTTGTTGTATCGTAATTAACTTTAACATCTAGGTTATACAACTGACCACCAGAAACACCAGTTACAGTTGTTGTATCTCCTTTTTGAGAGTCTGTTATTGCAACTTGATAAGGCTTGGATCCTTTTTTAAATCTCCACAATCTTATATTCTTGTCAGTCAATTTACCCGTAGCGGTTGTCTGCTCTGTCTTAATTTCAATATAGTAACCAGTAGCCCCATTGTCCGATAGGCATATGGCAAGTCCACCTATTACCTGATCTGCCCCAGTTAATCTTCCAGCAGAGTCTTTCATTAATGGGAAGTAAAAGCTCGTTCCAACAGAAAAGTTTTTTGTAGTTGAATCTATAAATTTTGCATCTATAGTTGCAACTGTGTAGTTTTTATTTAATGACACAGTGCCTGGCTGTGATACTGTGAGCATGGATCTCGGAACACTTTTACCAAAACTATCAGAAGCCTCTATAGATATTTTAGAATTATCTATAGAAGGAGTGCCAGTAGACTGTGTGGACTCTGTTAACAGCCTTACCTCAAAATCATCTTTGTAGTCCGCTATGTCTACACTGTGTGAAGATACGGGGGTGCCAAATGCTCCTCTAGTTTTAATTCTATATTCTCCAGTTGGCTTAAAACTATTTACTTGACCTAGCGCCTGATACTTTTGAAGGTCTATGTCTGACTCTATCCATTGGCTTTCAGGGGAGCCAGCAAGGCTTGTATATGAATATCTGATTGCATCATACTCTATAACTTCATCATTTAAAACTAGGAACCCAGTTTTATTTAAAGCTCTTAGATCAAGTCCGTCCATTGTTGTTATTAAATTTATCCATAGAGAAGATCCAGCCAAAGAAGATGCTGCTAAATTCTTTACCAATGCGCCAGCTCCAAGAGAATACACTGGTGACTGCCATAGGAGATCAGCGCCAGCATTATAAGAAGAACTCATTTGTGGCCTATAAAGAATTTTAACTCCCTGCACTGACGGCAAATCTTCTTTAGACATTGATATAATATTTGCTTCTTCTTGAGTAACTCCGCTAGAAACAAGCGGGTTGTATCTAAAAGTAAAAGATTTAGTTTTATTTTTATTATAAATCCATTCTCTTGTATAGAACTGAAGTATATTATTCTCATCGAATGTGGCTACCATTTGTGTGTCTTTACATAAGTCCTGTATGCACTCCCAAACAGTTTTTGTATCGTCTGTATACCAGTAGTACGGAGTTATTGCAGATTTATCATTGCCCTCTGGTGATAGGTTAAAGTTATAATTTGTAAATCCTATCCCATCTAGCAGTCTTTTAATAATAGCAGGTGATGGTGCATCTTTTATCAAAATATCTGGCGCTACTATTTTTTGCAATAGTAGGGCCTGGTCTAGTGCTTGCAAATCAACTTGACCAAATTCATCTACTGTCCAAGAATCTGCATAGAAGTATCCTTGCTTTATCTTTTCAATAGTGTTATCTGATTTAGTTATATTGTAATATGGCTTAAAAAGAACATTGTTATAAAAATATGACTTGGTTTTATCAAAAACAAATGTTTTGTCGTAAGAGATTCCAGACCTGTCTTCAAAAAATAACCTAGCATTTAAAGAATTTGCAGTAACATTTCCTACTGGGGTTAGACCATTAGAAGAATCAGATGCCTTTTTTTGTGTGCTAAATGACATTATCTTGTCTGACATATCCTTTACATATCTGGCGGATATCTCAATTACACCCAAGTAAGTGTCTGATACATTTATTGAATTGATCTCAACTATAATAGAGTCTATATCTACTGGCTCCGTAGGAGATGTTGTCCATTCTGTTGTGGACCAGGTTGTTCCACCCTGATAGTATAAGTTAACCACACCAGTTGAGTCAACGCTACCATTTGTTAAAACAGTTGTTGTTGTTCCGCCTTTTGTAATTTTTACTGTCCATGTTACTGGCTTTACATATGTCATGTCAGACCAGACTTTCGAAGTTCCATTGTCTGACACTAGGCTTCTTAGTCCGTATGATGTTTCAAACTTAATAGATATCTTATTTGTAACTGTATTCTTACCAGATGGATAGGAAACTGTTAATTTACAATTTGATAGAGATGTACCGCTTGATTTTGGCGTTACCCAATACTGATACTTATTCTTTGATCCAGCGTAATACATTCTGTATGGCTCTTTAATTAGTGTGTTGTACGGCAACAAAGCGTTATAGGTTATACCAGAATTACTTGTATTATTAGATATAAAGTATTTAATTCCAGCAGAAGATGGTCTCTTAGGGCTTATAATACTTGCAAGCGGGAATAGCTTTAAAAATGGTTTGTACTCTACGCCAGCAGAGTCTTTTAGTGTTACTGTTTCCCCGCCTAGATTTTCAACAGCAACTCCAGCGATAAGGTCGTTCATGTTATATTCAGCCCATAGCCCTGGCGACATTGATAGAGTTGAAGACTTTTTAATTTGATTTAAAATGTCTGTTGATGAGCTTAACATTATACTTGTTCCAGTGTTAGACTAACATCCCAAAATTCTTGTGGATCTACTCCGCTTACCATTTTGACATTTCTTTTATTTATGCTAAAGCTGCAATTGGTAAACATGACTGTTATTATTTCATCTCTTGCTGAGACTCCGTTGTAAGATATTTTTAATTTAAATGAGCCTATTCCTTTTGCTTTATAGAATGCTCTAATTTGTTCTGCGCCGTAGCCGCCATCGACAGTCATTGTGCTTGTTGAAGGCAATGTATTCCATGAGCACTGAATAGAATATTTATCTGCAATAAATATTTTACGCATGGTTCCATTAGCCATGCGCTCTGCTCTTTCAATTCTATTTGTATCTAAAGTTACTGTCTGCCTATTATGCTCTGACAGCTTAGTCCAGGTAGGGGTAGCTGCATCTGTTCCAGTGTCAATAAACAGTAGTGATCCTACAGGTAAAGTTAGCGCCATTATGTCCTCTTTGTTCCTATCATTTTAGCATTAAGCTTTGCATCTTGTCCAATAGCTTGTTTTGTCATAGAGACAACCTGTCTTACAAATGTATCTGTGTTCATTCCGTCAGATGGATAAATGTTTTGTGTTAGATTAATTGTGCTTCCTGATCCAACATTAAATGCTGCTGCCTGGAAATTAGATTGCGGTACAGAATACTGCATATTATTAATTCTTTCAAGAAGTGGAAGTATCCCTGGCTGTCTGACTGCTTGAGCATTTACAACAAATTCTCCATTTGAAACATATGCGCCAGAAGCATATTTACCGCTTGGCATCATTGGCATATAAATAGAATCAGATGTACCAGTTCCTGGTCCAGAAAGTAAACCGCCATCTTTATAAGACTTAACTCTTCCGCTTTGATCTCCCATTGCTGCAAGCCATGAACCAATTACTTTTCCGTCTTGCATTACCATTCCGTTGGAATAGTATGTCATATCACCTTGTTTCCAAGAAGTTTTATGAGCCTTATAAAATGCTCTTGTTGCTGCATCTCTGTTAGCAAATTCTTTACCGCTTAACTTGCTATCTGGAATTATATAGGACTGGCCTTGTGAAGGTGCGCCTACTGGCATGGAGTCGTATTCTTTTTTACTTACTTCTTTTCCAGATTGAGTAAAGTATTTAGTTGAGTCCCCAGTTCCAGTTTTCTTTCCAGCAATTTTTCCAGGATCTGCCAGCGTTGCTGTCTTTGAGCCAGCGTTACCAAGATCTATTTTCTTGCCATTAATAATTACATCACCATTTACAACAATACCTTGCTCTTTTAGAGATGCCTCAAGGCCAGATGATACTGAATCGAAGAGGGCCTGCCCAGCTGCAATTCCAATATTTCCATCTTTATCTTTTGGAAGCCCAGACATGTCTACTTTTGCATCTGTCGCTGCTTGAGTAATTGCTGCAAGCATTCCCTTAGCTTCATCTGTTGTCTTCCACTTCTTAAGGTCATCCTTATGAATCTCAATGGCCAGTCTATATGTAGTCATGGCTTTATTTAAGGCTTCAATTTTACCTTCATTAGTTTCAATTTCTTTAGTTACATCGCCAAGCTTTTCTCCTGCGTATGCGGCTGCATCGCCAAGATCTTGCTGCTTCTTTGCCATAGCCTCTGCCGCTTTTTTAAGAGGAGCATTTGCTTTTTCTGTTGCTTCATCAATGGCTTTAATCTGTGCGTCATACTGCTGTGTGGCAACCAAGCCTTCAAGATCAAGTCTTGCTTGCTGTGCCCCAGCTGTGTTTCCAGTAGCCTCTGCATTTTGAAGCTCAAGTTTTTTAGCCTCAATTGCTCTTCCAGAATCTTGTTCATTCTTTTTATCCTGTAGTGCTTTCTTTCTTGCCTCTGCTAATTTATTATTAGCATCAATTTGCTTGTTAATTGCAGCAAGTCTATCTCTATCAGATATTTGTTGTGCTACTGATTGTCCTTTTAATGCTTTTTGATATTTTTCTTGCAATCCCTTAAGTTTATCTAATGCAGCATATTGCGTCTTTAGTATTCCGCCTCTATTTGTTGTTTCAACGCCTTTTGCTACTGCGCTCTGCAAAGCATACAGAGCATTTGTTTGTGCAGCAGATAGACCAGATAAATCTCCAACAAATCCTCTTGCTTCAATTCTTGTTTTTTTCCAAAGAGTTAGCGCAGTATCTTGCTCAGAGGCAATCTTTCTTAATGCAGGATTTTGTTTTTCCATTTCATCAAGTGTTTCTTTGCTAAGTCTTTTCTGTCCTTCTAGCTTACTTGATATCTCATCTAGCGCCTGTTTTTCTGCATCCCATTTAATTGAATCAGATTCGGCTGTACTAATAAATGAAGGCTTATTCTTATCTTTTTTACGTGCTTTCATTGCTTCAGATTCTTTATCTGCAATTGCAGTGTCAATTCCCATTGCTGCAGTGTTAAGAGCATTTGCTTGTTCAGTTGGGTCTAAATCTTTTCTAACTGCATCGCTGTACGTGTTAAGTGCTTCACGGGCTGCATCAACAGAAGTTTTAATATTCATAAAGGCTTTAGATGAAGTTGTAAAAGCTGATGTGTTATTTGATTGATTAGAGGCTTTATACATTGCATAAATTTTTGCTGTTGCATCTTCTGCAGACATCCCCATAGACATTAGCTGCTCTTTTAATCTTATAGCAAGATCTGCTTGATCGTCATAATCAGTTTTATTAATAAGAGCTATTTGATCCTTATATACAGAGTTAACTTCTTTCTTTAACTTCTTGTATTGCTCTATTGTTAATTTTAATGGTGTCCCAGATGTAGTCATGCTCTCATACATCATTTGATTTCTTTCTTTAACAGCCTGTGCGTCTGCTACTGTTTCTTTTAATTTCTTATTAAAGTCGGTAAATCTAAGCCCAGCCTTCTTTGCTGCCTCTGCTGTCATTCCATAGCCTAGTGCATTTAGTCTCATGCTTTCTTTTTGAGCCTGCCAAGCTTTAAATGTAAGTCCTATTGCTGAGACTGTTGCGAATGCTATTAGGTTAAATCTTGTCATAGCCATTCCAATTTTTCCAATAATCCCTGGAAGCATTTTCCCGCTAGTATTTAATTTATCTAGTCCTGCGCCCCACTTAGTTAAACCACCAGTTTTTTCAGAGAACACTCCTACTGGACTCTTCATTGATGCAGGTATTTTTGACATCAACTTGCCCTTGCCACCGCCACCCATCATAGCAGCAGACTGCATCATCATAGGCAACATAAAACCAACTTGCTGGATTATCATAGCTATGATTGGGTTTGCAACCTTACTAGCAATAAATTGTGCTCCTGCTGCGACTGCCATACCACCAGCAATCTGTCCACCAATTCCGTATTTATTATTTGGAACTATTCCGCCAGAAACTCTAGGAACAAAAAGTTCAGGTCCTTTTTCTCCAACAACATATGCCTGCCCTCCATTAACTGGGCCGCCTTTTTCTCTTCCTTCTAGACCAAATATAATCTTCTTTAAAGATTCTGTAAGTGGGGTATCCTTTTTAGATTCCCAGTTTAAATACTTTTGTCTTAAAATATCTTTATCTATTGGCGATAGTTGTTTTAATACAGACCTATCTCCAATCAAATCGGATGCGGCTGATCTTACTACTGCGTCTAGGACGTCTGGCTCTAGGGCATTCTTTAGAGATCCCTTTGCATCCTTAACATAACCGTAAGGCTTTTCTTTTGCAAGAGCTGCTGCAAACTTGTCGTAGAATAGTTTTTGAGTATGCTTTCTTAGTCCAGTATTTGCAAACAAAGTATTAGCCATTTCAATAGACAATGAATTTACACCCCATGGCGCTGACTCATACATACTTGGCTTTGGCGCACCTGTTGGTCCAAATCCTGCACCTATTCTATGCATTGCTTTACCTTTTAATACATTGCCAATCATTCCGCCAATTGCAAATCCATTTGCTGACGATTTAAATCCAGCATCCGATAGGCTAACAATATGTCCAGACTGTCTTCTCTTTAATTCTTCTGCTGCTGCAATCTTAGCCAATGCTGCTGGTGTAAGGTTGCTTTCTTTTGAAGGTACTACTGCGGAGTGCACTCCATGAAGCTCTCTCCACTTTACCTCTCTTGCATCTTCAAGTCTTTTAATCATTTTTGCATAGACAACTTTTTCTTGCTGATTTAGATCAAAGCTACCAATAGTTTTTTTGAGTCTTGGCAGAGTTGCTTCAATTTCTTCAAGCATTCTTGAATTGTAAGCGTCTGGCGTCATACCCTTTGGAATGTCCATTGTAGACTCAGCAAAGAACTTCTTTGCTCCGCTTCCCTTAATTCCAAGTAAATTAACCATTGCTTGGTCTCCAACTGAAGGCATGAATCCAGCATAGTCTCTTAGCCCAGATGCTGTTGAAAATACTCCAGCAGTCCCAACATCAGACAAAACATTTCCAGATAGATTCCCTCTTCCTAGATCTTTATCTCCACGAAGAGATGATGCAAGAAGCTGTCTGAAATACTCATCTGTAGTAAATTTACCGTCTTGCACAGTAAGGGCTTTATCGAATGGTGATTCAAGAACTAGTAGCTTTCTCAATCCCTTTGGATCAGTTGGATCACGCATTACATTGAGACTTTGTTTTGGAGCCTTTAGTCCATGTGCTTCACGAGCAATTTGTGTTGCTCTCATTTCAGCAAGTGCTGACTTTTCATCAAGCATTGGTTTAACAAAAACCTTTTCGCCGTTTCTTGTATATACGCCACCGATACCAGGAACTGGGAAGCTTCTTCCAGATGTTGGCTCTAGTAAATCTCCATACTCTGTTACTGGATGCTTTGCAAATCTAGAATCTTTAACTGCAATGTCTGCCTTTTCCATTGCTGCTTTCATCGCTCTTTGTTGTTCTACCTGCTTAATTGTTTTAGGCATACCAAGGAACAATGCTTTTCCTCCGCCAAATAATCTTTGTGCAAACTGTCCTGGAATTTCTCCGCCTGAATTTGCTGTAATTTTCGTTGTTAGTGGAAGAGATCTTCCTCTGGTCAAGAGCATACGCATCATTGCGGTCATCATGTGACCTCTTTGAATTACTGGCAGTCTTTTTATAAGCTGTGAAGCTTTACCGTATTTTAATTCTTTTGCTAATGTATCTGCTGATATTTGTGCGGTAGATTGATTTAATGGAACTCTATCTTCAAATTTACCCTGGGTCATAGCACGTAGCCAGTTTGTAAAGCTGTTTATAGTTTTGCTTCCAGCTTGTGCATTGTATCCATTACCAGTAGTTCTATTACTTTTAGTAACACCATTTTCTTTTGTAAACATATCTTGGTCTGGATCCATGTGCTCTGACGCATAATCAATAGTTCCATCCGCTCTAAGCTTAAACCCATTTAATACTCTCTGTAAATTAACCTGGTCTATGTCCATTCTTGACATCAATGTATCTAGTAATGCTTTTGTCGGTTTAATTGCTGCAATTTGAGGTCTTTTTCCAGGTAATAATTCTTCTGGCTTGTCTTGACGAAGCAGGTCTCTATAGTTAACTTTGTTGCCACGACTGTCCGTTCTTCCCATGCCCTGCATGTCAATATAATCTTGCATCGCTCTTGCCTGCATAATTCTTATTTGCTTATATTTTGCTCTATTTACTTTTCCAGTTTTAGAGTCAGTAGACTTTAAAATTGCTTCTTCAAAATCTCTTTTTGCCATGTTTATTGATTCGTCTTCAGAAAATCCTAAATGATTTAATACTGCTGAATCATGCAGCACAACTCTGTTTTTTAAAGATGACTCATACTGTGGGTCTGTGTTTCTTTCAAGCCATGCCTTTAACCCTTCAAAAATATTCATTGAAATTCCGCCACCAGATGATCTTCCCATTCCAGATGTATTTCCAGGCCCCCCATTTAATGCATGCATTAGTGGCATATCTTTTTGTGCAATATCTGCTGGAATGACAGCCTCTCCTGGTGTCAACACAACGGGAACTTGACCGCCATTATTTCTATATACTGGCTTTCCGCCTAAAATATTTTCAATTATTGGCATATTGGCTTCTGTGCCAGCTTTGTTAATTACAAATGATCCCTCTTCTGCTGTTGTGTGATATGTGTCTGTGTCGCCAGTACCTGGGACAATACCACCCTTTGCAAACTTAGGCTTTGTTGTTTGAATGTTATAGCCTGCGCCTGATGTTCTAACTCCACCTAGTGATCTTGCAATCTTATCAACAATATCTTTTGTTGTTCCTTTATGGAACATTTCCTTCATGTTTGATTTTCCAGTTAAAGGGTCTACCACTGGTTGTGATGTCAATGGGACTGTAGTTAGATTTGCAACTCTTCCCATACCAGCTGCAGTTGCTGCTGCAGTTTCGGCAAGCATTGCCTCTACTGTCGCATTCATTTGCATAACTTTTGCTCTTGCTTGATCTACGGTTATCTTGCTAGCCTGTAGCTGTGCAACTATTGCTTCTGTTTCGGCAGCAGCTAATTGTGTTATTTCAGAAAATTGTGGTAGTAATGCTTGATAAGAATCTGCTAGGCTGGATGTGACTGTGCCAGTTGCCGTTACTTCTGCCTTTAGTATCTTGATTTCTGCTTCGGACTGCATCGCTATTGCTGCTGTCATTGCATGCCATTTTGCTGCCTCTTGTGCAACGATACCAGTAGATATTCCATTTATAGATGTGACACCTGGAATCTTTGGCATATCTTGATTCATGTATGCTTGTGGATTTTTTCCAATTCTTACATTGACTGGGCCTGCTCCAGGAACTGTTCCAAATATTGTTCCCATCTGCTGGCTTTGTGATGGTATAAGGTGTGACATATCTCTTGAATATGGATCACCAACTAATGGATTATTCTTATCTACCATTCTTTGTCCAGCTCCGCCAGCAGCAATTACTCCACCTGCTACTGTAGAAATTGCTGGTTGCACTGCAACCTTTGCTGCGTTTGCCTTAAGCTCAAGATTATTAAAAGATTGTGTTAATGTGTTTACGGCATTTGATAAAACAATTGTAGCTTCCGTGTCCGAATAAAATGATGTTGCTAATCCCTTTGCTGCTGCATCTGCAGCCATTATTTCTGGGGTAAGTAACTTAAATCCTTGTCCACCTTTAGCAAGTTGTCTTAAATGGAATATGCCTTTTACTACATATCCAATAAAGTTACCCATTACACCAGCCATCATAATGAGAGGACCAGCAATTGCTGTTAAGCCTCCCAATGCATTTAAGAATGTTTTAACTGGGCCTGGAAGGTGCTGGAAGAACTTGATAATTGAATCTACAACTTTTAATACTTGTGTGCTTATTCTTAAGAACTGCTCGCCTGTTTGTGCTAAGTCTGCCTGTACTGATGCCCATGCTCTTTTAAATTGTCCAGATGCTGACTCTGTCATCATCTTTAATTCTCGCTCAGATATCTGTGCAAGATCTACTGCGCTTGCCTTCATTAAGTCCATGACTTGAAGTGTCTGCGATCCTTGCTTTCCTAAGTTTTCAAATAGTGCAGACATTCTTGCAAACTGGAACTTGCCAAATAGTTGCTCAATTGCTCTTGACTTATCTAATGGGTTTAGTTTATCTAACGCTGCTTGTAACGCCATAATGGTTCCCGTTAAATCACCAGCATTACTATTTACAATACCTTTTAAATCAATTCCAAATCCTGCAAACTGTTCTGTTGCAACTTTAGTTGGGTTGATGAGAGAAGCCATTGCTGACTTAATTGCGTTAGCGCCTTCGGCAGCATTTACTCCACCCTCTTTCATGGCAGTAAGGTAAAGTGCTAAATCTTTTACATCTCCGCCAAGCGATTTGATTACTGGTCCCGCTTTAGGGATTGCTTCAGTTAAATCTGCAAGGCTTGTTGATGTCTGGTTTTCAACTGCGTTGAGAAAGTCGATTGATTGTGTAAGCTCTTCTGTATTTTGCTTAAATGCATTTTGAATAGCAAGTGTTGCTTTCATAGCATCTTGTCTATCTACTTCACCAAGAACTGCAAGTCTTGTTGTTTGCTGAGTAGCTTGAATTAAATCATTTCCCTGCTGACCAGTTGCTGCAAGGTCCGCTGCTAATGCAATTGTTTCTTTGTATGCAACTCCGTATGAGCTAGCAATCTCTTTTGCTGTAGCAGTTATGTCTTTTCTAACTTGGGCTAAGTCTGCTGAAGATGTGGCTGCAAGACCGCCATAAACTTTTGTGAGTCTTACTAGCTCTGCATCTGCTTCTCTAAATGCTTTTTGTGCAGCCATTCCAAATGCTGCAAGCGGTACAGTCAAACCAACAGTTAACTGACGACCAGCCCACTGTGTATTCTTACCCCAGTTGATAAGCTGATTAGATCCATCAAGCATAACCTTGTTCATAATTGCTGCTTCTTGGCGAGCAAGTGCCATCTTGTTCTTTACTTCATCTAAGCCTTTTGCAACCATTACGTTGTACTGCATTAGGCCTTGTGCATTTTTACCAACTGGCTGAACTATTGCTTGCTGAAGCATTACTTGCTGCTTTGCAAGATCTCTAATTAAGTTGCTAGTTTTCTTTGTATGGCCGTTCCAAGCATTATAGTAATCGTTGAGCTTTAAACGGCCTCTATCTAAGTTCTTGCCGAACTTGTCTACGTCTGAAGATAGCGATACAAAGTGTGAAGAGAACTGGCCAGTTGAACGCATCGTTTCTGCAAACGACTTGTTCATTACTGCAATTTGATTTGCAAGCTTAGCGTTAGTTCCCGCTGTTGTTTCTTGTAATTTTACGAGTTGGGCAGTAACCGCAGCTAGTTGAGTTCTTAAACTCGTGAAGTCTGCGTGGGCGGTAATATTGGTCGTGATTAAATTATCTGCCATATACTTATATTACTCTATTCGGTATCCTAATCCTGCGTTGATGCCAAAGCCAGCTTCGCTGGCAAAAGATCCTTGTAGTGAAACAACATCATCTGCTGATGCGTTTATGCCAAGTGCTCTTCTTCTAACATCTTCGAAGGAGGAACCCCCCTCATTTTCATTACTGCTTTCATTTAAATCTACTCCCTGAATTGAAGCTAAGAATCTTCTTTTCTCCGATTCAGTCTTTTGCATTGATTTAAAAGTCTGGATTAACTCTGGCATTGAAAGATTATCTTCTAGTTGTTCGTAATTTATCCAATTACCAAGAAGAAAAACTTCCCCTTCTAAAGCGGCTAGATCTAGTTCTGACCAGCCAGTACTGCTGCCGCTAGTAGGTTTGGGTCGTCCATCTTAATTCCGCCGCAAACTTCTAGAATGCGATTGATAGTTGGAACGTCAAGTGTGTCTTCAAATGCGTCTTTATCTGCTACTAGGTCTGGGAGTTGCTTTTGTAATGCTACTCCGCATGCCTCAATAAGAATTGTTAATGTCTCATCTTCTGATGTTACTTCTTGTGTTCTCTGAATGACTTTCATAAACTCACGAAGCTCTTTAATTGTTAAAGGCTTGAGTTTAACTGTTGCGCCATTTTGTAGTTGAATTTCTTCAACATCATATACTGTAGTTGCCAATTTAATCCTCCTAGGATTTCGTCTTAATTATTGTATCATATTGGAAATATCATAGCAATAGAAAACCCCCTAATTTCTTAGGGGGCAATCTATTAATTAATTATATTAATTAGAGGGCGAGTACACGGTCTACGATAAATCCGTATTCCTGTCCTGCGTATGCACCGTCTGGAAGCAAACGGAATGTTACTGGGAATGTTGATGCTTGGTTACGAGCCAAAGAGAACTGTGACTGTTGTACAGAAAGAACACGACGTGCATAGTATACACGCTCAGTTGCTGTTGCTTCTGAAGTTGGTGCGTTACCAACTGCAATTAGCTGACGCTCTGTTGGGGCTTCTCCTAGTGCTCCTCCAGCAATACCGAGCTTATCGGTTGCTGTAAGGCCTGTTCCTGTAGAAGCAAGTGTTGATGAACGCTGTCCGAATACTGCTAGAACGTTCTCAAGAGTACCTTCTGCCATTTCTGTTGCAATCATAACTTCCATTGACTCCTTGAAAAGCTTTGCTGTATCAAGAAGCTGATCAACTGTTACTGAACCGTATGATGGGTTGTATGTAACCTGAAGACCGTTGTTTGTGTAACCTACGTTACGATAAAAAGCACCCTTTGATGTTGATGGTGTTGAACCTGAACGTGCTGTTCCATCTGTAGCTGCTGTTTCTGTTGAGATATCATTTAGTGAATCTGTGTATGAAAGACCAGAAGCAAATGCTGGGACAGCCTTGTTCTTTGAAGCTACGAATGCCTTTGCGGCACCAGCTTCTGCGTTATTGACATAATCTGCATCAGTAATATCTGTTACTGACAAGAATAGTGGTGACGCACCAACAAGAATATTTCTTGCATTACCTGCGATTTGTGTTGCCATGTGTAAAACCTCCTGTTAAATAAACATATATATATATTGACTTACATTTTAAATCTAATCAAAGCTGGCTAGGCTCTCTTTTTCCTCTTAGCTAATTTTACTGGATAACTAGACTAAAAGCAACTAGTTGAATCTGCCCTTGGAATCGGTGGTCCTTGAATATTTGACCTCTAGGATGACATCTGTGGATATAAAACCCTGAAGTTCTGCTGAAGGCTCTATGGGTGATGTCTCGACCACATGAATGCTGTGGAATATTAATTTATCTGTATCTCTGGCATTATTAGCATCCCTGGCTGACTCATCCATTCTGCGGAATAGATCCATCATGAGGTTTCTTATTTCGTAGACCTCTGTGATGTCTGTTGAGTAAATTGTAAATAGGACCTTCTCGCAGGCTATTAGCCAGATGTCTTCAAATGACATTCCGATCTTGTCGTACACAATATGTTTTTTGCCATTTAGGAATTGATCCATTTCTGGTGACTGCTGGACTGGGATAATAGGAATTATTTCTCTTCCTAGATTATCTGAATAGTAGTCATACTGATCAAATATTCCAGCGTCTTTTAATTCTTTCCACAAAAATTTACGAAGCTCGAACATTGCGTCTATTTTATAATCTACCGTCATAGTGAGCCTCCAAATGCTGCCTGTAGTGATGCGTCCGCCTGTGTTCTTATTTTACCAGGACTGAAGCTATATTGCACCTTCTTTATACTAATTGGGATATTTAATGCTTTTGTCATTTTTAAGTTAAATATTCTTTGTAGTCCTGATGACTTTATGGATGAGTTTACTAGCTGCCCGCCAAAAAATCTTCCGTAAGATAATGCAAATTGATTTGTAGCCTGTGCTCCTCCTGGCCTCTTGACGGTCACTGACGTACCTTTAGGCATGAACACGGTTTCACCATCTAGTTCAAATACTAGGCGCTCAGCGGACCTTGGGCGGATTACTACGGGCATTCCAGTCTCCATCACAAGAGCTTTATTTGCAAATATGTATTTCTTCTTTTGTTTTTTATTTTTAGATGGTACTGAAGATTTAGATAATTTAAAATCATAATTAATTCTAAAAGAAAGTCCGTCAGTATCAAATCTTGATAGTCTAAATAGTCTCGATGTTGGAACACCAACCTTGTTCCATTCATAAACGTGATGCAATGATCTTGGTCTTACCCTTGCTTGTGAATCAATATATTCGCCAAAATCTTTTTCTATTTGATTAAATATTGTTGTTTTAAATAAATTCTTAAACTCAGCATTTGTTGTTAGCTTTGAAAGTACCGCTGCTTCGTAATACAAGAATGCAGATACTTGTGCCACTGTGCTGTCCCTAAGAACTCCTGGGGCTGATCCAGCCATTAATCTTTCAAGTCCGCTGGCAGTTTGAATTAAGGCTACGCTAGAATCCAATTTCCTGGTTCTCCGATCTCTTTGCAACAGAGTTGTATGCAAGAACATTACCAAATGGATCGGTAATCGGGGTAGAGCTTATTACCTCAAATACTGTTGGAGTATTGTTTGGATAATTTATTTCTTTCCATATTACATTGCCAGACATATCTCTAACATTAGTAATCTTTTCTCTATATGTTATCTGGTCTGGTGTTCTAATTTCAAGCATTTGTTCATTTGTGTATCTATTGTTAAATGTCTGTTTATCTCCGCCTCGACCAGTGGCAGAATTTGAAATTATTCCTTTTGCCGCACATGGCACGGACCTAGTAAATATCCATTCCTTTTTAATAGCCCCAGTATTCTCATCCTGAGTGTCTAATTGAAGATAGATGTCTAGCTTCATCGGCATTAATGAAGTTGCTAGGCTCATTTAGATTACAACCATACCATTTGTAACATATGGCGCAAGCAGCTGATCTGCATATAAACTTCCAGTGCCCTTGTGTGCGCTATCCAAAAATTCAAACTTCCAATCAAAGGTACTTATATTTTTCACGTACTTGTCTTTCCAGGCACGATCTTTTTCAAAGTACTGCTGCATTAATGTCAGGCAAGCTTCAGACACATTATCTGGCACACGCTCCCACCCGTACCATCCAGTAACAACATATTTATAATCTTTTTTAAAAGCTCCAAAGTAGGATCTATCATTAATGCTTGGAGGAACTAGCCCATTAGCTGTGTATACCAAATTGTCATACATATCTTGTTTATTTACTGCAAGGCCATAATTTGATTCAGATATCTTTAAATCATAGGGCCAATTATTAATTTGTGACGAATAATCTTTTAGTACAATGTCTTCTTCTTTAAGAACGGTAATCCCAATAATTCTTGTTTTTAATGGAAGTATGTCTGTTCCATTGCCATACTGCGTCTCTGTCATATATCTTTGTGAAAAGAATTGATTTGTATAAGCATCAATTAGTTTTCTTGCATATCGTTCTGCATTTTTTAATTCATTATATGACCTATAGTTTGGATCAGATACGTCTGTTCCAACATTTAGTCTATCAAGAGATTCAGAAATGCTAACGTATGGTCTAACAACATCTAGTATTTGCTTGTGTGTTGTTGGTGTTCCATTTACAGAATAGCTCCATGTAATTTCTAATGTTGGCTCATTAAAATTAGATGCGGCTTGTGGAATTATAATTTCATAAGTTCCAAAATCTGAATCCAACTTTGTTGCAGTGTAGGAGGCTGACGGCAGGCTACCAAACGGTGCTCCGTCTGGGTTTGATCTTTTAACTAATGCAGTGACTGTTCCATCTGCATCGGTTATTTCACCTGCCCAGTAAATTTTAGTTATTACTCTTGAGGCTTGATCTTTATATATTTCTGCCATTAACTTATGTTAACGTTTAGTTATAGAAGTCTTGAACTTCCTTTGGTGTCGCTAAACGAAAACCCTCCTCTGTATCAAAGATTTTTTGAGCATCTTCTTCTGACATAGCCACAAAAGGATGGTCCTTTGTAAAAGTTTTTCCATGAATATCGTATCTCATGTTCTCTCTTGTCATTCTAACTAAGATTGTATCTTCAGCCTGTGCCTTTGGGTCAAACTTTGGAAGAATTTCAATTTCCTCTGTGTCCTTCTCAATTGCATCTAATGTGCTTTGATATACGCTCCAAGTAACGCCTTCTTCTGCTAGAGCAGCAATAATGTCTTTTTTATTCTTTAGGCCTTCTGTATCAACCGCAAAATCTGTTGCAATTATTTTTAATTCAGCTACCTTTAATGTGTCAAACGACATATTCTATTTCTCCTTTTTCTAGGTCCTTTAATTATAGCATTGTTAAATTTAAATGAAAAGCCCCCAAAATTAATTGGGGGCCTTTCGGTAGTTTAATTCTTAATTAATTAAGAAGCAACCTTAACGTTCTTTACAACTACCCAAGCGTCTGCCTGCTCGATTTGAACGCCAACACGAGTATACATTGTGTACTCGATTGAGTCCTTACGT